GCTTTGCGCTACAGATCACCCGCTTGTATCTGGTGGAACTAACTCAAACCGTCCGTCTTCTGGCGCAGACTTGAATGAGACTTCTTTGGAAGCCGCTATCATTCAGCTTGCTAACTGGACTGACGAACGTGGACTTCTAATAGCTGCGAAAGCTAACAAACTTATTATCCCAGCGGATCTTATGTTTGTTGCCGAGCGACTAATGAAGACCGACAACAGAGTTGGTACTGCAGACAACGACATCAACGCAATCAAGTCAATGGGCGTTGTACCGGGTGGGTTTAGTGTAAACAACTTCCTAACCGATACTAATGCTTGGTTCTTGACTACTGATGTCCCTAACGGTCTGAAGCACTTTACTCGTGCGCCAATGGCTACGTCTATGGACGGTGATTTTGACACCGGAAATGCTAGGTATAAGGCACGAGAAAGATACTCTTTTGGTGTATCTGATCCATTAGGAATCTTCGGTTCGCCCGGATCTTCCTAATAATACTTTTAAAGTATATGAAAGGGGGCCTTGTGCCCCTTTTCTTTTTTGTGTACCCTCAACATAACTAGGAATTTTATAAACTATAACGACTGCCCTAGCAGACACTTATTATGACGTTATGGTGAAACCTTTAATAAGGAGGTTAGTCAAATGGCTAATACAAGTTTTACAGGCGCAGTCCGATCCGAAAACGGATTTACTAAAATATCAAAAGCTGCTGGCACAGGCGTTATTACAGAAGGCTCTACTTATTCAGACGCTGCATCTATTACAGGTGTCACTTCTGCTACTGGCGGTCTTGTTATTGGAGCTGCAGATAGTCTTAAATTAATCGCCGTTACTGCGACTACAGGCACTCTTGCTGTCACAGATGATACAAATACAATCGTTACAATCGCTCAACCTGCGGGAACTATCTTAAAAGATTTAATAGCTTACCCTGCTGGCAACATCGTCACAGGCGGTTCTAGCGGCAATGACCTTGACATCTTTATTGGTACAGCTTCTGCTGGCGCACAGCTTCTTGCCGCTACAGCATTACTAGATGATGGTGGCGCTGCCGTAACTTGGACAGCTAACGTACCGTTGTACATTATTGAAAACTCTCACGGTCAAGCAGCTAATGCTTTTGCTACCGCAGGTATTGGCCCTAAAGGTGGCCCAGCTACTTCTGAAGCTATTGTTATTGCAGCAGCCTTATATAGTGCAGCTGCAAGGGACATTTTTGTTACTCTACGCCCAATAGGGGCTGATTTGGCTACTGCCGCAACTACTGTTAAGTACATTGCTGTATTCCAATATTTGTAATCACAATGGGGAGGTAAAACTCCCCTAATTGCAGGAGTCAGTTATGAAGATGAAGAAGATGAAGTACAACATGGGCGGCAAAGTCATGAAGTACAGAGATGGCGGTATGCCTGATTTAACTGGAGATGGCAAAATAACACGAGCTGATGTTTTAAAAGGTCGTGGCGTAGAGTTAAATAAAGGCGGCAAGGTCATGAAGTACAACATGGGCGGCAAAGTACCTACTTACGCAGGTATGCCTATGATGGCTGAAGGCGGTATGGTCAAAAAGAAAAAGAAAAAAGTCAGCAAGAAGAAATCTATTGATGGTGTTGCTAGACGAGGCAGAACTAAAGGCCGAATGGTCTAAGAGGGTTTAATTATGGGTCAATATTCAGATGTAATCCCAGTAACGATTACCGCAGACACTGTAGCCTTAGACGCAGACGGCATATCAGTAGCCGCGTCTGTTGGCAATAATGCGGCATTGGTTATTGGTGGCGCTTTAGCCGACAGTGGTTCTGTTACACTCAGTCACGGAAGACTAGTAACTATCCTTTCTGCAGGCGATGATTCTAGTAAATCATTTACTGTAGTTGGTACGGACGTTAATGGCGACTCACAAACAGAGTCAGTAACAGGCGCAAACGCAGGCACAGCAACAAGCAGCAAGTATTTTAAGACGATTGCAAGTATTACTGCCGTAGGAAACCCTGCAGGCAACGTATCAGCAGGAATCAATGCTTCAGCCGCCGACGCTATTTTTACAATGAGAAGCAGGCTAAAAGGCATGTTTCTAACTAGCACAGCAACAGCAGGAGAGATTGACTTTCTTACGTCGTCGCCATCAGGCACAAGTATTATGAAACTTAATTCTGTTAGCGATGCTGATGCGACAAGAGATGTAACAATACCTAACGAGGGCGTGGTGTTTACAAGTGGTATTTATATACAGTATACCGTGTCAACATTCTTAACCATGACAGTGTTCCATGCGTAATGGCTACTTCAACAACAACGGCGTTTAATCTTGATTTAAACGAGATAGTAGAAGAAGCGTTTGAACGTGCGGGTTCAGAAATGCGTAGCGGGTATGACTTAAAGACCGCAAGACGCTCTCTTAACTTGTTATTTGCTGAATGGGCTAACAGAGGCATAAACCTTTGGACTATAGAAGCAGGCACACAAGTATTGACTGCAGGCACAGCAACCTACGACTTAGCTTTAGATACTGTTGACTTAATCGAGCACGTTATAAGAACAGGAACAGGCACATCCCAGTCCGATATAGGTATATCGCGTATAAGTGTGTCTGGGTACGCTGGAATACCTAATAAAAACATTACGGGTAGACCCAATCAGATATACATTAATCGCAGAAGTGGGGCTACCGAGAGCAGTACAGTGATGTACCCACAGTTTACTGTGTGGCCTGTACCTGACACTACAGAAACCTACACCCTTGCTTACTGGCGTTTAACTAGGATACAAGACGCTGGAAACGGGGTTAATACACAAGATGTACCGTTTAGGTTCTTACCGTGTTTGATTGCAGGTTTAGCTTATCATCTATCGTTAAAGATACCCGGAAGCGAGCAACGCACCCCCATGCTTAAAGCTATGTATGACGAAGCGTGGCTAGAAGCCTCAGATGAAGACAGAGACAGGTCTTCTATGCGTATGGTTCCTAGAGTGTCGTATGTATAGATATGGCTAGTCGTTTTGCCTCAAACAAATACACTATCGCAGAGTGTGATAGGTGTGGGTTTCAATATAAACTAAAAAAACTTAAAGAAATCTATATAAGGACAAGAAAAACAAACCTGCTAGTGTGTCCTACTTGTTGGGAGTCTGATCACCCACAAAACCTACAGGGTATGTATCCTGTTGTTGATGCTCAAGCAGTACGAAATCCAAGACCTGCACAAGGGACGGATGTAGTAAATATATTTCAGTGGGGCTGGGAGCCAGTTGGTTTTAATGACAAAGATGGTTTAGTGCCAAATAGTTTGAAAGGCACAGGTAAAATAGGTACTGTTACAGTAGATACAGTGAATAGCTGAAGGAGCTAATATGAAAGTAAAAGTCAAAGATATGAGCACTATCAAACCTTGTGCTATGCCGACTAACGCTGGGTATCCAAATAAAATACCTAACACCCAAACCAAAAAGATGAAGGGTGCAGGTGCAGCAACTAAAGGTACTGGATTTAGCAATAAATCTAATTAATAACAATGAATTACGGCGCATTAGTTGCAGCAATTAAATCTTACACAGAGAGTGATTTTTCAACTACTGATGTAAATTTATTTATTACACAAGCAGAAGAAAGCATATATAACAGTGTGCAGATTGCTTATTTACGTAAAAATGTTACGGGCACAATAACAATCAATAATAAATACTTAGCTGTTCCTGATGATTGGTTGGATACGTATTCTTTAGCTTTAATAGACGGTAGTGGTAACTATAACTATCTAATTAACAAAGACGTTAATTTTATTAGAGAGGCGTTCCCGTTACCTACAACAACAGGTACACCAGAGTATTATGCGTTGTTTGACGATAGCGCATTTATACTAGGCCCAACGCCAGACGCAGGATATTCTGCAGAACTGCATTATTATTACTACCCAACATCTATTACAAACGGTAGCACAGACTCAAATACTACTTGGATTGGTGATAACTACAGCACAGTCTTGCTTTACGGCAGTTTGCTAGAAGCCAATATATTTTTAAAAGGTGAGCCTGATGTCATGGCAGAGTACCAAAAACGGTATGATGCGGCGTTAGGAGCATTGAAACAACTATCAGAATATAAGAACCGTAATGACTCCTACAGGGCGGGTCAGGCAAGAAAAGCTACGCTATAAGGAGATATTTTAATCATGGCTATAACACAAACAATGTGTACGTCTTTTAAAAAAGAAATTCTGCAAGCAGTACATAATTTTAGTGCCGCTGGAGGACATACTTTTAAGATAGCTTTGTATACGTCTAGCGCTACCATAGGAGCAGACACCACAGCATTTACTACTTCAGGCGAAGCAAGCGGAACAGCTTATGTTTCTGGCGGGTTTACTCTTACTAATGTAGAGCCTTCAAGTGGTGGCACTACAGGGTTTTGTGATTTTGGAGATGCTTTTTGGAACTCGTCTAGTATTACGGCAAGAGGCGCATTAATCTACAATAGCTCACAAAGTAACAAGGCTGTATGCGTATTAGATTTTGGTTCTGACATAACAAGCAACCCTGACTTTAGAATACGGTTTCCTGTAAATGACGCAGATACAGCGGTTATTAGGATTACATAATGGCAAATAGAACAAATAGCGGTTGGAGTCGAGGACAGTATTTTTCTGGGCCGTGGGGTCAACCTGTTGTTGACGCTATTGAAGTTACCAGTGTATCTGCCGCTGCTGTTGTTTCTTCAGTACAATTATGGCAAGCAGTTGAAGGGCCACCGTCTATTACTTGGAGTGATGTAAGCGATGCTCAAACACCTAGCTGGTCACAGATAAGCACTTCGCAAACACCTAATTGGTCAGGCAATATAGCCGCATAGAGGATATTTAGATGGCAAGTTCATATGTAAACAATTTAAGACTCACAGAAATTGCTACGGGTGAGGAAGCTGGTAATTGGGGAACCATAACCAACACAAATTTAGAATTAATAGGTCAAGCATTGGGGTATGGAACTAGAGCTATTGCCGATGCTTCTACTGACAATATAACAATAGCAGACGGTTCTTCTGATTCAGATAGAGCAATGTATTTAAAACTTACAGGTGGTGGACAAGCCTGCACAGTCACTCTTCTACCTAACACAGCATCAAAAGTATGGATGATGCAAAACGACACAAGTTATACACTTACGTTTTCTCAGGGTAGTGGAGCCAATGTATCTATAGAAGCAGGGGCTTGTAAGATTATAGCATCTGATGGCGCAGGTTCTGGAGCCGCTGTTTACGACGTACTTAACACATTACAAATTTCTGGCGATCTAACACTTAAAACAAGTGATGGCGCTATTATAAACGCGCAAACGTCCGACACTACGGTAACTTCTGGTAGTGTTTTAGGAAGGGTAGATTTTAAAGCTCCAGATGAAGCAAGTGGAACAGACGCTATATTATTAGCTGCTTCTGTTGCGGCAGTAGCCGAAGATACGTTTGCAGCGGATAACAACGCTACTAAACTAAGTTTTCAAGTAGGTGCAAGTGAAACAGCCACCGAAAAAATGCAGTTAAGCAGTTTAGGGCATTTAGATGTTACTGGAGACATAACTGGAGCTAGTATTAATGCTGACGGAGACACAAGCGCAGGTGATAACGCAGCGATGGGTTATACCGCTGCAGAAGGACTAATTCTTACTGGACAAGGTTCAACAAGCGATATCACCATTAAGAATGACGC